GTCATCAATTTCAGAACCTATACCATAAGCAGCACCAAGAGCATATCTTCTGGTATATGTAATTGATATACCAAGATCGTGCATGATGTTATAACCTTTAAGTTCTTTTAAAGGTAATTTACTTTCAAGTTTTTCTTCCTTGAAATATAAAGTTGTTACACAAAGTGTAAGTATTTGTCCTGTATCCAAAGGTATAACGTCAAATGTTTGAGTATGCGAGATACCTAATTCAGTTGCAGGTTGAAGTGCTTTAAGGACATCTTCAAGAGTTGAATACTTACGTTCAGTAGTAGTGGAATTTCCTTTTTTATCTCTTCTTGTTTCTTTTGCTGTACCTGTTCTATCAGCAGACTTGACCTGTGATTGAAAAATAGCAAGAGCTTCAGAAAGGGTAGAAGGACTTTTGGAAGGACTTTTGGTGGTCATTAGTAATTTGTTTACTTAAAATTTATATTACACCAATATAATGTTTACTGCAAGGCTGATTGTAATAATCTATTAAATTGTTCTGGAGTCAACACCACTCGCCATTCACCTCCACGAAACCTTACCATGCTTGCAACGAAGTCTACTCCAGCATTTTTTCTCTGTGTTTCAACTTCCCTGGGTTTAACCAAACAAGCTCTGGACTTATCTTTGTAATCACACACCTGTACTACGCAATTTGGAATGCCATATATATCTCCAACATCATCTGGTATTCCTGCTGCTAAATTTCGTTTGCATTCAAATCCAGTTATCTTAGTCAACACTTCTGCTGCCTCTCTTTCTGCTTTATCACCTTTTCTTTTATTTGGATTTGTCATCCTTCAAGTGATCGAATACGTCTTTGTATATCATCAAATGCTACAACATAATCTTTATCTGAGATTTCGTTTTGAAACCATTGCCATTCAAGTGTTGCAATTTCATTGTTTAGTTTTGTGATCAAATACTTTTTTCTTCGATCAAGTTCCCGATAAAAACATTTCATCTCATTACTTTCCATTTTGTTCTTAGTTTTGCATTTAATTGTTTTGTTTTTTGTCTTTTAAGACTAAGATAAGTGTCATTTAATTCATCAATCAAGTGACTAAAATCTCCTTGTGATGACATTTCTAATGACCTTTCAAAGTTAACGATTGAAGCTTTAATTAGCTCTAAATCTCTACCTGAAACATCTAATATATATCTCATCTTTTAGTCCACTCCGAGATAAGTTTTCTTAGCTCCTCGATACGTTTCTGAGCAGCTTCAATTCTTTGTTCCTTTGTCATCAAAATAATTCCTGTTTAGCTTCAAACTTTTCCCATGCTTCCTGCCATGCAGTAAGACATCTTTCGGTTGGTTGATTTGCACCAATAATGCAAACTTCTGGATAAGCCCAAATTGTATTACATACATCTGGGGTTATCCCATAGTTTACGTTTAACATCTCAACATAACAACCAAGCTGTTTATCAGTTGAATAAGGTTCTTTCCAATACTTGTCTATCTCTGGAATCTTTATTGTTCCTTCTCTTTCACGTTTATAAAAACCAGATTTAGTATTACCTTTAGTTTTTAAGTCAAGTAATCTGATTTGTTTAGTTTCTGTATCATATCCAAGTAAATCAAGCTGACCGCCAACTGATTTATCAGGTATAGACATCATAAGTTCAACAGCCATTGGTTCAAAATGTTTGAACAAATAATGATCTAACAATGGAGCAACAATCTCTTCATAATCGCCCATATCAATATCATTACTACCAAGCATTTTCTCTTGGAGACATTCATGCACCTTTTCTCCTCTGGGTTGCCATATATATCGATATGACTCGATAGCTTCTTTATCCTGTTCTGTTAGCTCATTACAAACTTCAGTTGTTGAATAAGCTAACCATTGATTAGTTTCTTTGTTGAGATACTTATGTGTCTCTTCATCTCTACAGATGGGAAGTGGTCTTAAAAGTTGGAAGGTTTTCATTTTTAAAAGTCGTAAGTTGGAAGGTCTTTAGGATCAATAATTTCTATTGTCTCCTTTTTAGGTTTAGGTGTTCTCACCCTAGCAAGATTTCTGTATTTGACACCTTGGTAACCTTGTGGAAATGCTTTATTGCCTTTGGTGTTATTCACACAATCTGTCCATCCTGGAGGTGGCTTATCGAGTTCTTCAAGTGTCCACATCATACGATCAGGATTTTTTGGGTTAGGTTTTTTTAAGCCATCTTTGAGAAGTTTAATTATGGATGCCTGATCAAACATTCTTTCCATTATTCAAAACCTCTTTCTGCTGTAAATACTCTTGATGCTGGATGATTATTTTTTGGCTCTTCTGGTTTGTAACTCTTCTTAAGTGGATATATATCCTTCCAGCCACCTGTAATTGCCTTTTCAAGAGCTTCTTTTCTATCTTGTGATGGAA